ATGAAAAAAATACTCCTTCCGGCGCTTCTGCTGGCCACTTCGGGCGTAGCGTTGGCGGCGCCGCAGGTGATTACCGTAAGTCGTTTTGAAGTAGGAAAAGACAAGTGGGCGTTTAATCGGGAAGAGGTCATGTTGACCTGTCGGCCTGGCCAGGCGCTCTATGTGATCAACCCCAGTACGCTGGTGCAGTATCCCTTGAATGCCATTGCCGAACAGCAAGTAGCGGAGGGTAAAACGCGCGCTCAGCCTATTGCCGTCATTCAAATCGATAACCCGGCGAAGCCCGGTGAGAAAATGAGTCTGGCGCCGTTTATCGAACGTGCGGAAAAGCTTTGTGATCCATCCAATAGCTGACTGATTTTTAATAAAAAACCGTAAACCTTCACGAAAAGGCTTACGGTTTTTTTATCTCTGATGACAGACAAAACGCCAGGTTTTTTCAATCACCTTCGTCGCAAACTGGAAAACCTGGCGTCGTCATCTATTCTTAAAGGGCAAGGCGATTTAGCCTGCATTAATGCCAACTTTTAGCGCACGGCTCTCTCCCAAGAGCCATTTCCCTGGACCGAATACAGGAATCGTATTCGGTCTTTTTTTAATTTTATTTAAAATCAATTGGTTACAAGAACTCTCTCGAAATTTCTCGAAATTTTCTCGAATTTTCGTATTCGGTCTTTTTCTTATACCACACCAAAAACAGTTTTAACATTCGTTTTGTACACAATTACAACATCAAAAAAGCTGTATCATCCCGATCTTTGAGGTAGAGTTTTGTTGTGGCATCAGACGCGTGTCCGAGCAGGTTTTGCGCGAAATTTTCGTTGAGCTCTTCCGCATACAGACGACCAGATAAACTCCTCAGCTCGTGGAATGTAGGCGGGTTATCGCTAAATTTAAGTCCCGACAGTTTCCTGGCGGCCACAAACTTTTTCGTCAGGCCATCCGGATGAATACTCCCGTTCGGGCTGTTTTTGCGTATGCCAGCGCTGATAAGGAAGTCTGTCCGGCTGATCTGTTGGCATCGCTCAATCACTGCTCCAAGTTGTAACCCCGCTGCTTTTAGTGAAAGAGTCAGGGGGATGGCTATTTTCATACCTGTTTTGATCTGAGTGACGTGTAAACGCTCGTTGTATATATCGTTGAATTTCATGCTCGCTATGTCTTCCCTACGTTGTCCGGTAACCAGCGCCAGATCCATTGCAAGGGGGAACCAGGAAGGCATTTGTTCGGCTGCACTCCTGATGCGTTTATATGAATCAAGGTACAGACGCTCACGTGCCACTGATATTTTCGGGGTGCGTGTTGGCGCTACCGGATTATTAGCTATATGTCCTTCTACAATTGCCTCTCTGAATATATCTGATAAAACAGAACGCATAGCTCCAGCCATAGTGTTTTTCCCTTCTGCTGTCCATTGGTCAAGAAACATGGCTATATGGCGTGTTGATACGTCTTTCAGCAGCATGTCCCCAATTTTCTCTCTGATAGTTGATATCTGATTACTGCGAATTTTATATGTATTCCGTGATAAGTTTCTGCGTTTAAGTAATACTTCATAACGTATTAACCATTTCGTTACTGTTAATGAATTCATACCTTTTAATTTTTCAATTAACGCTACAGGACTATAATTTTGTGCAATATAATTGTTCGCTTCTATTGTTTGTGCGATTGCCTCTCTTCGGGAAACTTGCCCTAACGATATTTCTTTTTTTGTTAATGGATTTCTCCAGTAAAAAGTCTTTTCTTTTTTTCTGAAAGTCAGATTTCTTGGGAGATTAGAATCGTATTTTTTCGATTTCATTTCTCAACCTTTCAAGCAATTCACTTCCTCTTCCCGTTCGTCCATTGGGGGTATGCTGTTCGAGTTTTAATCCGGTCTTCCTGGGATTTATATAAAAAGCATCAGGGATGACTCTGTAGCTTCTGCCATGTTTTTCTGGGGCAGGGTATATATTGCCATTTCTGGCCCATCGTCTCAGTGTTGATACTGAAGGCGGGTTATCCCGGTATATGAGTTTCCCCCATTCTTTAAGCGTCACAAGATTCATTGCCATACCTCTTACGATATGACCGCCAGTAAATATACAGAATACTGGCGGGCGTGGTTGATTTTTAATAATCAGCTATAAAGCTTTAAGTTGATATACAATGCAGGTCACTCGGCCTGGTGTTTCTTGCAATTAAAATTAACCAGTTTTACTTTTTGTTTGCGGGAAACCCCTGCCTCGGTTTTTCCTGAGAGCATTTTTTCGCATTCTGATTTAGTTAGTTTAGTTTTTGAGTATCTTGTCCAGTTGGCAGGCAAGCCGCCTTCCTTTTCAATTGTGGCGGTAATTTTATACATGATAACTTCCGTTGGTATTTTCAGTTGCTCTTTTGTTCCACCGGACCAGGGCTTCTTTTTGGCTGCCACCATAACCTGATCGCGATTCACACCCATCACATTTAACTCTGAAATATCCCGAAATGGCTTTTACCGTTACTGCGGGGCAACCACAAAACGGACACGGTTTAACATCGTCATACCGCATTGCTTTTGTTCTCCTTTAACTTTTGCGATAGTGATTATATTTTTCTTCACTGCCATTGCTCTCCAAATACAAAACCAATTGCAGCCAGTGCCTCGTCCATTTTTTCGATGAATTCCGGCACCATCTCATCAAAACTCGCCATATACTTTTCATCCCGTTCTACCACGACATAATGAAGCCCCTCACGCTTCATGCGCGGATCATAGTTGGCAAAGTACCAGGCGTCTTTCCGCGTTACCCACATGCTGTACTGCACCTGGGCCATGTAAGCTGATTTTATGGCCTCGAAACCGCCGAGCCGGAATTTCATGAAGTCGCGGGATGTGAACGGACATTTCAGTTCAAGGCCGTTGCCGTCGCTGCATAATCCGTCAGGAGAGCAGGCGGTGCGCATACTCTCGTCGCGGAACAGGAGCGGCGCCCCGGTGACTGTAACGCCGGTAGTGAACTCAAACAGTGTTCTGGCATCATCCTCGTACTGTTTTCCCCACGCCAGTGCTTTCGCGTTAACCTCCGGTGACACACCAGTGCAAATTTCGGCGAGCAGGGTGTGAAAGTATGACATTTTCACATCGGGCCACTTCCTGCCGGTTCGCGGCTTCGCTATCACATTGTGTACTTCGGAGGCTGTGATGACGCCGAGTCGGAGGAGTTTCCAGGAGTCATCGCCTTGTTCGACAGCCGTCATATCGATCCCTGTTCTTTGAAGAATAATTTCTGGTGTCATGCTTCCGCCTTCTGTTCTGCTGCTTTCTGTTTCAGGAATCCGAGGGCTTTTACCGCTTCGGTTTGAGCAAGGTCTGACGATGTTCCAATTTCGCGGCGGAAGATTTTGGAACAAAGCGGTAACAGGTCGTCATCCCATGTTTTATTCAGCGAGATCAGCAGATCATTAATCTCCTGCATGGTTTCATCGCTAACCGGAGTGATGTCGCGCTCCGGTAGGCGAACTGCGGTATCCGTGGTATTTTCGACAATACGTTCGGCCTCGTCTTTGTCGTAGATACCTGCGAAACCGAAGGCAAGACGGGCGCACTGGATCATTGCTTTATGTCGTAACATCCGTTTAGGATGCGACTGCCACGGCCCGGTAATCTCACGACCATCGCGGGTTTTAAATGGTTCACGGCGGCATTCATCCATCCATTCGGTAACGCAGGTCGGATGGTTACGGTCCTTGCGGTAAATCCTGCATGTGCAGGATTCGTTATCCTGCTTAAAATCCATGCCGTCAAACTGCTGGTTTTCGTTGATGATACGGGACCAGCCATCAACACCCACCACAGGGACGATGCCATTCTGCTTATCAGGAAAGGCGTAAATTTCTTTCGTCCACGGGTTAAGGCCGTACTGGTTGGCGACGATCAGTAGCGCAATGAATTGCGCATCGCTTGCGTCACCTTTAAATGCTGTCTGGCGCAGGGTGGTGATCAATTCCTGCGGATCTACAGAATCCATTCCAACTCGTTCGGCCAGCTTGCCTGCCAGTGTTGCGAGTGCTGTGCTCATTTTTCTTATTCCTCTGATTCAATATCAATTTGATGCCGGGAGATCACCCCGGCCATGTACTGCACAAATTCCGACGCGCGCTCCTGGAATTCGACATCATCATCAAATGTACGGCTGATTGCTTTTATATCGGCGCCACGACGTGGTAACGTCTCCATACACAGCGATTCCAGCATGTGAAGAGGCAGTCCCTTCTCCAGAGCATCAGCCAGTTCTGACTCTTTCTCTTCTCTGGCGATTTGCTGGTAATGGCGGGTCCAGTTTTGCTCCTCAATACGATCGTATGTATGCCAGGCATTCATCATTATTTCTCCTGGATACGCTTTACATCGCTGGCGATTCTTACGGCAAATTCCGGTATTTCATCGACCACACCGCTATATGAGGGATTAGCGCATAACCCCTGTAACGCTGCGATGGTAAGAAGTTGTTCGTAGGTAAGCTGTGTTGGGAGCACCTCCATATGAGCGTCTTTATCGTCAGCGGTTTCGTCCTGATTTGAGGCGCTGTGATCGTTATGAACCCACTTCGGATCGTTCGAGTCGCTGATGCCTTCCACATATTCACCGCGCGCGACTGCCAGTTGTTTACCAACATCAACTAGGTTTTTGGGTGGAATGTTTTTACGTGCTTCGTGCAGTTCTGCCCGTTTTTTCTGATATGCAGCGTCTACCTGTGACTGAGCATCCAGCGGCTGCGCATCCTGATGATGCTCAGTTGTATCCGGTTCCATTGTTTCAGGCGTTGCCGGTTCATCTGCCATTGCGCCAGATGGTTGCGGTTTTTCTTCATCATCCTGTTTTCCTTCTTCTTTTACACGCTGCGGCATCGGGGCAGAGGAACGACCGCAGGCAATATCCACGATTTCCGGATCAGGGTTGGCATGATCGGTTTCAGTCAGTACTTTGTTCAGATATTCAGTGACGTGTGCGGGGATGACCTCGATACCAATCGGTGCTTCTTTCACGGACGCAACCACGATGGCGCGGGAATAATCCAGCCCGCCGGACATGGCGATGAATTTGTCGCGGAAAACAGAAAAGGGCGGTTTATTCTCAGCGACAATCTCATCCACACGTTTAGCGTGCGCAGGATGCAGGTCATAAATATCCACATCCATTGAACGGGCCAGCACACCAGTGGCGACGTCCCGCGCCAGTGAAGTCTGATCGTGAATGAAGCCTTCGCCGCGATCGGTAAGGTTCCCACCGCCAGCATTAGCACCAGAAGCCGTGCGGGTTATGCGGGAGACGCGATTCCCTTTTTGCCACTCTTTGACCAACAGGCCCCGGTCCGGATGTTCGGCATTCAGCCAGGCAGTAACGAAATTTTCAAATTCCCAGGGCTGATGGTTTTGCGTAACAGAAAAAACGGTCTTGATGGCCTCAGTCAGGCGGAACAGGGTGGCGTTATCCAGTTTTTCAACCTGTTCAGACTTCCGCAACACCATTAACAGGTTCTGGATATAGCTGTTTTCCTGTTCCATTTCGAGAACGGTAATATGCCTGCGTTGAGCGCGGGTGGCGTGATGCAAATATTTTTTGTCTGCGACAGCGTAAGTAAAAATGTGCAACACGCGCTGGGGGAATGGCAGGGTGGCGACGGAAACTTCGCAATCCTGGCATTCGTCGTTGTCACTGGTGTCGGTCCCGCTTTCTTTGGCGCCAGCGTCATCGGCGCATTCCTCCGCTTTTTCGTCGTGGGCGTCAGTAGCGGGCGCGCCGGGGATAAGTGTCAGGGTTTTGCCGTCTTCGCCGCCCAGCTCATATTTCTGCCAGAAGGTGGTATCAAAACTTCCCTCCGGCGGAAGTTCGTTAACAACGGGGAAATTAACGCGAACCGGTTTTGCAAAATCTGTCGGTTCGAATCCGGCGTCAAGCATTGATACGGCAAGGCGTGCTGTGGCAGCGGCTTCGCTGCTTTCAGTTTTCCACCAGAAAGCAAAAGGGAAGCCGAGACGTTTCCGGGCGCTTTCATTTTTAACCTTAATATAATATGAGTATTCTGTTTTATTGTCGCTCATTATCATTACCCTTATTACAAATCAGACTTAATGAAGACTTTCTTTTTTCATTGAGCAGAATGCGTCCGTGACGAGCTCTTTACACTCCATCAGTTTCAACAATGAAATAAGATTTTCGGGAGGAGCCTCGTTCATTTTTAACAGCATTATTGCGGCTATTATTGACCTGTCATATGCGCCTGTTTCACTGTCTGTATATGCAACAAGAGTTCTGGAAACACTTTCCTCGTCACAGTCCCGGGCATAAGAAACAACACAGGGCATATTGTTTTCGATACATAACGTACGAATTTTTCCTGAAAGCTGGCGGAGTTCTGCAATTACTGATTCAGGTACATTTTTCATATAGATTCCTTTTTCAGGTTGAGTGAATCCCTGCCATTGCTGGCATCTTTAAAAACAGGATGGTTTAAACGATTACTGTTCTGTTACCATGATTCAGCTTTGGCAGGCAGACCATTTCTGTTCAGCCAGACTTTTACCATGCAATCGGTAATACATTTTTGCGTTGTTAAATCACGGATATATAAACGGCGTTTTTTAATGTTATTCGCTGAGGCGATATAAGTACGACCATCATGGATAACATAATCTCCCGGCGTAATACACTGACGCGGTATTTCATCCGTTCCGAAGTGATGAGCAATCATAGCTCCTCCATTTCTGGTAAATAAATTTTGTGGTGCGGTGCCTGGTGCCTCCAGGTGACATTAACCAGTTAACAATTAATGCCGACTTAAACCACCCATACTGATTCAGGGAGTTTTAACTGTGCCGCGTGCGCTTAGCCGCATTCACCGCATCACAAAATTCACTTTAAAAAGGGCGGACATCAGAAAGGACTAAGAAAAACTGATGCCGCCAAGTACTACACACAGCATTATTGTCGCAGTGGCAACTACAACCGGAGGCGCACTCCCACCATTTAAATTTAACAGACAAGACCGGCTCTTTATGGATACCGGAAATGCGCCTTCGTGTTGTGCCCGGCTTTATTTAACCACCTCCGGGCTTCGGTGGTCTCGACTATACCCCTACAGCGAGAACCTGTGTTAACATTTCAATACCCTTACAGTTGAGAGTTATTGATATGTCAGAAACCGCTCTGGTTATCGTAAAATTCCTAATTGGTAAATCCGTCGGACAATTTATGCTCACAGTGGCTTTATTTTTCTTAATTATCATCTTCATTCCTAGAGATATTACGGAGCTTATTGAGGCGCGTAGCGATTTACCATATGCCGTTCAGATTTTTAGTTTTGCTGTGGCTTACCTTATAGTGCCGATCCTCAAAGTCACTGGTTATTTTTTCGTGTCGGCGCTGCCGTTGTGCCAGCGTAGGGGCAGGGCAAAACGCATGTTAAAAACGCTTAATTCATTGAGTACTGAACAGCTGTTTTTACTTGAACCCTTTCTTAAAACTCATTCTCCCACTTTCCGGGCGTCCTGGGATAACCCTGATGCAGATGCTCTGGTTAAGGCAGGTATCGTTCGTCCGGCTGGTTCGTGTATCGACGGTGTTTCTGTGATGTTCAAAATCGAACCCGAGTATGAGTCGTTAATGCTTTCCACTTGGAATCCCTGCACAAAACGGTTCGATATTAGCCGTTAGCTGAAAGCGCCAGCAGAAACTCACTGAAACTGAGTGCTTCTTCTCCTTCGTCAAGGCTTTCAAAGTATTCTTCGTAAGCCCTGTTCATGTAGTCGTTTGTGTCCATCTTTCCCTCTCCCCTTAACGCCGGGTGGCGGAACTAAAACCTACAGCGCCGTGCTGTTTCTGAGATTATATTAGCGATATTCATATGTTTGATCAAGATAAATATTCATATAGATCATAAATATGATCTATCCTAATGAAAATAAATGTGTTTTATCTGATGCAAGAGGGGGAGGGAGGAGCTTTAGCCAAAAGAAAACCGCCGGGAGAGGCGGTTTGATGTGGTTGGTTCGTCACTGATTTTTTAGGCGCTTTTGTGCAGCGAGCATGTTCTGGAAAGCCTCTTTATATAGCTCATTCTGACCTTTAAGTCGGTCAATGAGTTTTTCTTTCTCAGATTCAGGGAGTATATCAAAAAGGTTTAGTAAATCAGCCTGTTGTCTGCTCACCATTCGCCAGCCACCACCTTCGAAGTTGTCATCGTAAGTGCCAGAAGAACGAACGTAGTTCATTAGATCGGCCAAATCCGGTCGTAACTCTTCGGGTTTAACTCTCAATAGAACAGAAAATTTTAAGGCCGCATCAGTGTTGAGAGGTGCCTTACCGTTCAAATAGTGACTGACGGTAGATTGTGTCTCAAAGCCCATAAGATCAGCGGCGATCTCCTGAGTAAGTTTGAGGTCTCGCTTTTTGGCGTCCCAGATGGCGCGTAAGCGCTGGGTAGCTTCTGGTGGAGCTATTTCTTCACGTTTTTTTCTCATGCGCTCATCTTATGAATGTGACTCATAAACTCAAACTGATATAAGTATTGATCATTTAAATTAGTATGGTTAATATTTGGCGAGAATTACTAAGGTGACCTTTATGACGTTAGATGAATATTTGAAAAAAAATCGTGTACGACAGTCTTGTTTGGCCACGCTGGCTGGTTGTTCGCAATCGATGATTAGCCTTGTTACTACTGGCCGTAGTCAGTTAAGCCCCGAAAAGGTATTGCGTATCGCAGAGGCTACGAATTTCGAGGTTACACCTCATGAACTCCGGCCTGATATCTACCCGAACCCAACCGACGGCTTACCTGTTGGAGATAAGGCTAACACACAAACTGCACCGGAGATGATTCATGAAAATCAGGCATGAGCACATCGAATCAGTGCTGTTAGCCCTGGCAGCCGAAAAAGGGCAGGCGTGGGTCGCTAACGCAATTACTGAAGAATATCTGCGCCAGGGGGACGGCGAATTGCCCCTGGCACCAGGCAAGGACTGGAATAATCAGCAGAACATCTATCACCGCTGGTTAAAAGGTGAAACGAAGGCGCAAAGGGAAAAAATTCAGAAGTTGATCCCGGCCATTCTGGCAATTCTTCCGCGCGAGCTGCGTCACAGACTTTGCATCTTCGACACCTTGGAACGCCGCGCATTACTGGCGGCGCAGGAGGCGCTAAGTACGGCAATTGATGCGCATGATGATGCAGTCCAGGCCGTTTACCGTAAAGCGCATTTCAGCGGTGGCGGGTCGTCCGGTGATTCTGTTGTTGTTCATTAAACGATTAGGGTAACTAACAATGAAAATCAAACCGTACATCAATGCCGGAAATCTTACTCCCGGCGAACTACGAGACTGGATCCTGAAACTTGCAAAAAATGCAGAAATTGCGGGTTGGGGTACAGAAACTTCGGTTCGGAAGCTTCAGAGCGCAGAACTTAGCCTGCGCTCAGTTATGGACGATTTATCCCCAAGAATTAATTTTCTGGGGTCAGAGCAAATAATTCGTTCGGAAGGTCACTCCAGCGAAGTTGCGGAAGTTCTGAATACTCTGAGGGTAACTTTTGCTGCCGTTCGCGATATTCAACGAACCATTCTCTCATTGATTTCTCAGCTTCAAGAAATTGATAGTCGCATTCCTGACGGGGGTCATAGAGAGCGTCTTCCAGAATGTGAAGTGCAAGGACAGGGGAAACCGATAAGGGATCAGTAATACGTTTTTCACTTGCCTGGTATAGCAATCTCGCCAGCGAATCATAGCTACTGGGGCTCAGGAGAGAATCCCGTGAGTGATTTGCAAGAATCAGATGGAAGCGGGTGAGAACTATAGCTCTGCATGTTACCAGGTTAATCATGTCGAGGTCGTGCTGGTTAATTTTGTACACAGTGCGCATGTGATTTTTAATTTTTTGGCAAACAGCCATTAAAGACATGTCGAACCTCCTTGGGTTCTGTTGATTGGGGAATCACAGATTATATCCGGAGGAAGGTTCGGCACCAGATGAGGCAATTATGGCCGCATTACCATATATGCAACTGTACATAGCTGATTACCTGGCTGACACCATGCATTTGTCAGCAGAGGAGCACGGTGCGTATTTGTTGCTGATGTTCAATTACTGGCAAACAGGAAAGCCAATACCCAAAAACAGGCTGGCAAAAATTGCCCGTCTGACTAACGAGCGATGGGCTGATGTTGAACCATCCTTGCGGGAGTTTTTTTGCGATAACGGCGAGGAATGGGTGCATCTTCGGATTGAGGAAGATCTGGCATCAGTCAGGGAAAAATTAACCAAAAAATCAGCCGCAGGAAAAGCATCTGTTCAGGCCAGAAGAAGCAGAAAGGAAGCAGATGTTCAAACAAAACAAGAGAGAAATTTAACAGGTGTTCAAACAGACGTTGGAGTGGTGTTTGAACATGGCGCCAACACAAAGGCAACTAATAAAGATACAGATAAAGATCTAAAAACAGATCTAACCCATCCCAAACCCTTCCCTTCCGGAAGGGAGTTTCGGGATTTTGTGGCTGGAGTACTTGAGGGGAGATTATCTGGCGGTACTGCAGCGGAATTTTGTAATTCTGCGGTGGTTGCGTTGCAGGCTGCTGGCCTGGATGTCTGTCGTGAGTATCCGGTGCCAGAGCGTGGTGACGGTTGCGGAGGGCGGATTGATATCGTCGTGACTGACAGGAACGGTGTCCGGTGTGGGATCGAGCTTGACCGAAATTCTCCGCGACAGAAATCACTGCTCAAAATCGGTGCTGTTGAAACCGGGATATGTGTCTTGCGGCGCAGTGATATCGCAAGGCACACCGAGCAGGGAATTCTGGTTATCGGTGGGGCTGTTCGCCAGAAAAAATTTGACCCGTTGTCAGTTGATCTGCCCGACTGGTTGCCAGAAACACTCTGGCATGAGTGGGTCCAGTTCAGGCAGGCATTGCGAAAACCGATTCGAACGGAGCAGGGCGCTAACGGGGCGATACGGGAGCTGGAAAAATTCCGCCAGCAGGGTTTTACCCCTGAGCAGGTGATTCGACACAGCATCGCCAATGAATACCAGGGCCTGTTCGCGCCGAAAGGCGTTCGGCCTGAGACGTTGCTCCGACAGGTTAACACTGTCTCGTTGCCGGACAGTGTGATCCCGCCAGGCTTCAGGGGGTAACTGACCATGAAAAATATTGCGACAGACGGCGTTCTGGAGCGTATCCGTAAACTGGCACCGCCGCATGTAACCGCGCCGTTCAGGACGCCGGAGGAGTGGCGGGAGTGGCAGCTTGCCGAAGGGCGAAAGCGTTGCGAGGAGCTCGAGCGTCATAACCGGCAGGTACGGGTTGAAAAAATTCTCAATCGTTCGGGCATCCAGCCGCTTCACCGCAAGTGTTCGTTTGCGAATTATCGAGTTCAGAACGACGGCCAGCGGTACGCACTCAGCCAGGCAAAGTCCATTGCCGGAGAGCTGGAAAACGGGTGCACGAATTTCGCGTTCAGCGGAAAGCCGGGAACCGGAAAAAATCATCTGGCGGCGGCTATCGGTAATCACCTGCTGAAAAACGGCAAAACCGTGATTGTGGTTACCGTAGCAGACGTGATGAGCGCCTTACACGCCAGTTATGACGACGGACAGTCTGGTGAAAAATTTCTGCGGGAGCTGTGCCGGGTTGACCTGCTGGTTCTTGATGAAATTGGCATCCAGCGGGAGACGAAAAACGAGCAGGTGGTACTGCACCAGATTGTCGACCGCCGGACGGCATCAATGCGTGGCGTGGGAATGCTGACGAATCTGAACTACGACGCAATGAAAGCCCTGCTGGGTGAGCGAGTG